AAATAGGCGCTATCTTTGAAGGTGGCGTTTCTATTAAAAACATAAGAGCGTTGATACATTCAGCGCTTTTAGCTTTTGACCAAGAAGAGAATAATGAAATAGATTATAATGAATTTACAGTAGGTAATTGGTTAGCTGATTTAGAAGCATCTAAATTAGAAGATATTGTTTCTGTAATGTTAGAATCTAAAATTCTTGGTAATGATTTAAACGTTGGTATAAAACGTAAGGTCACAAAAACTACAAAAAAGGGAAAGTAAAAGCGTCCATTAGTTGGGACGATATTTTAGATTATTATATCGGTCAAATAGGGATTTCACCAAGTGATTTTTGGACGCATACTTGGGGTGAAAATCAATTACTCGGTGAGTCCCATATGATCAAGCAAAATTTAGAGTGGGAACGTGTGCGTTATTTATCTATGATTTTATTTAATATAAATGTAGATAAACGTGCCAATATGATTACACCTGATAAATTATTCCCACTACCACAAGATGTTTATTTAGAAAAGGATAAACCAAAAAGCACAAGAGAACAATACGACAGATTTCTTAAACAAGTCAACAAAAGTAAAGAGAAAAATTAAGAGTCTTTTTTTTTGTATTTTTGTTAAAATTCTAAGATATGGCAACACAACCATTAAGAGTAAAAATAAATGGTGATGCTAGTGGCTTAAATAAAGCTGTTTCAAGTGCATCAAGCAAATTAAAATCATTTGGTGGTAAACTAAAAGGACTTGGCTCTTCTTTGCAAGCTGTTGCATTGCCAATGGCTTTGTTAGGTGGGGCTAGTGTAAAAATGGGATTAGACTTTGACAAGTCTATGACTAAAATTAAGGCACTTGTAGGAGTTGCTAGTGATGAGGTAGATAAAATGGGCGAAAGTGCTAGAAAAATGGCACTAGAAACAGGTATAAGTAGTAATGAAGCAGCTAATGCTTTATTCTTTATAACCTCTGCTGGTTTAGGTACTGCGGAATCATTAGAAACTCTAAAATTTGCTACAAAAGCCGCAGCTGCTGGGTTAGGAGATACTGCAACTATTGCTGATTTAACTACCTCAGCAATGAACGCATATGCTGATGGGTCTTTAAGCGCTGAATCTGCAACAGATGTTTTAACAGCTGCTGTACGTGAAGGTAAATTAGAGTCTAGTGAGCTAGCTGGCGCAATGGGTGGCGTTATACCAATAGCATCTAATATGGGTGTATCGTTTGACCAAGTGGGTGCTGCGATGGCAGCTATGTCAAGAACAGGTACAAATGCCGCTGTTGGAGCAACACAATTAACAGCAATACTATCTTCGTTAAAAAAACCAGCATCTGAAGCTGAACAAGCATTACAATCAATGGGACTTAGCACAGATGGTGTGCAAAAAAGTTTAGCTGAAGATGGTTTGATGAATACTTTAGAAATGTTAAAAGGCAAAACTGAAGAGTTTGGCGTTGACATTACAAGTATATTTCCAAACATCAGAGCCTTAAAAGGTGTGCTAGATTTAACTGGTGCTGGTATGGAGGATGCTAAAGGTATATTTGACTCACTATCTGAAAGTGCAGGGTCAACTGCTGAAGCATTTAAAATTACAGAAAAGAGCGCAAGTTTTCAATTTCAAAAAGCTGTTAATGGCGCAAAAGAAACTTTAGCTAGTTTAGGACAACAATTATTAGTTGCTGTAGTGCCTTTATTACAAAAGGCTGCAACATTTGTACAAAATTTATTTCAAAGATTTAACGAATTAAGTCCAATTACAAAAAAATTAGCCATTGCTCTAGGTGGAGTAGCAATAGCGTTACCAACAATTATATCATTAGCAGGTACACTTACAGGTATTTTAGGTGCTTTACTATCACCAATTGGTTTAGTAGCAGCTGGTTTAGCTGCCATAGCATATGTAATAAGTCAAAACTGGAATGAAATTTTGCCTGTTGTAGTAGGTCTTTATAATCAATTTGTAGATTTATATAATTCATCAAGGCTAATAAGAACAGGTATTGCAGCTATAGGTTCTGTGTTTAAAACAGTTTTTATTGCTGCTAAAGCATCTGTAATGAAATTTGTCAATGTTTTTGAAACAATGTGGAAATTAATAAAAGCATTTAGTGAAGATGGATTTGATGCATCTTTTGGAGATATATTAAAAGAAGGACTTGCTGAAAGTGGCAAAATTACTAGTGATGCAGCCAAAGATATAGCAACAGAGTTTACAGATAGTTATACAAATGCACTAGGTAATGAACTAGAAAAAAAGACAGTAGAACAAGTCCAAACAGGATTAAATAATGCTAGTAGTAAATTAAAAGGTTTTGTAAATAATTTTACAAATAATTTATTTTCTGGAGGTGCAGGTGGAGGTGGTGATTCTACAAATTTAGCACCTACAGAGTCAACAACACAAGAAGATAAACCTACATTGTTAGATAAAACACTTGGCACACCAGAAGAAAACGATGAAAAAATTAGTGCTTTTGTAACAAAAATGCAAGAATTAGGATTAAGTGTTGACGGTATAATGAGTGAAGTTGGCAATTCTTTTATGTCTGCATTTTCTGCTATTATGGAAGGTGAAAACTTTGTAAAGGCACTAGGGCAAATGTTAGGGCAAATTATAAAAAAATTAATTGCTGCTGCAATGGCTGCTTTAGCATTATCTGCTATATTAGGTGGATTAGGCATAGGGTCATTTCAGGGTGGTGGTACAGGTTTCAAAGATATATTTGGTAAGCTATCTGGTTTTGGAGCATTTGCAAACGGTGGTATTGTTAGCGCACCTACTATGGGTCTAGTTGGCGAATATCCTGGAGCAAGAAGCAATCCAGAAGTAATAGCACCACTAAGTAAATTAAAAGGTATGTTAGGCAATAATAACAATGCTAGTAACGTACAAGTCGGAGGGTCATTTGAACTAAGGGGACAAGATTTAATTGTTGCTTTAGAGCGTGCAAATTCTACTCGAAATAGAATTATATAATATTTATGGCATACGGTGTTAAATACAGATTAGATTTTAGTGATGTTTTAACCTTTGGTAAAAGATTAGAAATACTAAAAAAAAATTATACAGGAGCAAGAAATTTTATGGTTGGACAAGCAGAGCCAGTAGTAATTCGATGGAATGCAAATGACGATTATTATAATTCACCAATCGTAGGGTCTGTATGTTCTTTGAATTTATTCACAACAGACGATGTGAGCTATGATAATTTTTATGAATACGATGAGCGTGAATATCAAGTTAAAATTTCTTACAAAGACGCTAGTGACAATTACCAAACATATTGGATAGGCTATTTAGTAGTAGATAGGCATATAGAAGAATATAAATCAAATCCTGTTGCTTTTACTTTAAAAGCATATGATGGTTTAGGTACTTTAGATAATTATACAACGCCTTTATTTACATCACCTTTTAATGAAAATACAGGTATTATAAATAGAACAAGAATTGCTACTATATTGGCACATTTAGATTTAGATTTAGATATAAAGGTACAAGCAGATATTACACCAGGTTTTTCTTCAACTCCTTCTTATCCTTCACGCAAAGCTGTTATGAAAAGCATATTAATCACAGCTGGGCGTAATGAATTAATAAATAATTTTGATGTTCCAACTTGTAAAAAACAATTAGAAGCTATACTAAAAAGTTATAATTGTAGAATATTTCAATCTTATGGCTGTTGGTATATAGTAGAAAACACTAATATATTTGATTATAATGTAAAAAATACAATATTTACAACCTTAGCTGGTGGTGGTAGTGTAAGTAACATAAGAACTAGTATAAAAAACCAGTTGGTTAGTACTTCAGATGAAGTTATACAAACCGATTTATATAATGAAAGTGGTGTTTATCAATCTTCTAGTAATGAATCAGTTTTGAGAATAGTGCCTACTACTTTAAAAAGTATTGGTAGTGATTTAGTTAAAGAATATATACAACCATTAAATAAAGCTAGATATAATTTTAAAACGACACAGGCTAATATATATCAATATACTAGAAATGTCGG